AACCTTATTCAGTTCATCCTTTCTACCGGTACCTCAGGTTTCTTTATCAAGTGGATACGCAGCCGGGCATAATGCTATTACTGGAGCATTGACCACAGATGCTAACTCAGGCTACGATATGGCTCAAGGTACAACTGCTAGAATACAGGCTATATATGATACGACACAAGATATGTTTGGTCAAGCAATGAAACGTCCAGCAGAGACAACACCTACTTATTTTATATCACAAATGACTCCGGTGAGGAGGGCTGCACTAGCTCTAGGTGTTCGTGAAGTAGCACCAGATGATAAGTTGGCCTATCGTGCAACTACTGAAGTGAATCCTGTTTCAATGTTTGCCCACATTTTAGAGATGGGTGAAGCATGGGCCACATATCATGATACCTTGCGTGATAAAGCAGCTATGCCTGAAGATTTTTTCAATGGTATATTTATAGGCTCAACAACTGTTAATCGTTCACTAACATTTCACGAGACACAGGTAAAATCTGCTTTAGAACATATTGGATGTGCAGGATTTATGTATACTAGAAGTTCACTCGGGACCGTTAACAATAATTCTAGTGCTTACAGTATGCAAAGGTTAACATTTGACAAATTATGGGAAGGTACTGAATTCTATGCTTGTAAATCAACAGATATATATCGTAAAAATTGTCCTGATCTCTCGATAGCTAGCTTCACCAGTCAAAATTTTGGATTGGTAATCACAAATGCAAATTATCTAGCAATGCCTTCGAAATCACGTATTGACGACAGTTTCTCTGATTGGTTACAACCTAACATTGCATATACTCAAGCTATTACTGCATCACGACTAGGATATGATGTAAATATGTATGAACAGGATACATTGATATCATACCCAATGTTTTGTATGCAGATCATGGATACTGCTGAACGTTGGCTTAACAACTATATTGGTACAACTGCAGTGTTTAATGCCTCTGATCCAACACCATCATTAGGCGAGCAATATTGGACGACAGATTACACAATTCAACCAAAGTATGGACCTAAGTACGGTCGACCAATCCATGTTACTCTTAATGGTTTGGCTCAAACAACATATGGCAGTCCTGATGTACCGTTTGGTGAGGCATATCGCTCGGTGAGTACGCCATTAGCCAGTTTTAACGCACCTACTGTAAACGGAGATGTTCCAGAGTTCAACGCTATCATGGATACGTTGATGGGAGCAAAAACGTCTACAGTGTGATGGATCGTTACACTGATGCAATAAAGGCGGAAAACTACATTTTGGCACGTGAGTTACTAATTGAGATCGTAATATCAAAAGAATATAAACAGAAAGATATCGATAAATTTTTAGCTACTACCGTGAATTTGAACAAATTGAAAGATCCGCCCAAAAATATAGTTGTTGATCGCCGGTACATGACAACAACTGAAATATATGAATCACTTGAAAAATTTGATAAACCTAGTTTTCGTATACGCAATGAGAAGGTTCGCATTATAGATGACAATTTTGTCCTGAGTATAAACTGGCGTATGTATCGTGATATGCTTAAAGCGATAAACAAATCTCATCTCATACATAAGTATAAAATACATTTACGAGTGTGGGATCAGAAGTTGCTCAAAAATTTATCAGTAGTAATGCTAGAAAAGGGCCCTGCTTTTGAAGAAGATTTTTATCTAATGGTTGGCATTGAAAATCTTTACGGGTATAACCATGCAGCAGTTAAGGAGGATCAGACAGAAAAATTGCGTGCATGGGTTCAGAATGACTTTAAACCCATTTGGCATAACTCAACGGATTTGTACTTACGACAGTTTAATGAAGAAGTAGCTAAGGTGCTTCGTTGGAAACCAGGCACGCAGGAAGCTAGTATTTCTATTGACGATTTCTGTGTTAATGTGGCGAATACAGGAACAACTGGGTCTGCATTTGATCCAGGTGGTACGCGATTATCTCTTAGTATTGAAGGTATAGATAAAGACTTCAAACCTATGAACAACAAATTTTCTAAATCAGCAGCCTTATCTGTGTCAAACAAGGTTGACCGCATACGTGCATTTTCAAGTCAGAAGGCTAAAGTTAGTGTCAAAGTCGAACCCCTTCCAAAGGTGCGCTTGATCATATCTTCCGATTTTAACACACATCTTAAGATGCGGTGGGTTGACACGTGGCTGGCGAAATGGATGGCAGGTAATACAGAATCGACACTTTGGCAGGATACAATTGCCACTCGAGATATGTGGCTGGATTTTTGTACTCAGGGAACTTGGAATATACCAATAGACCAAAGCGCCTTTGATCATCATGTTACTCGCGACATGGTGTTAGGTATGCTAATGGAAATAAAAATACTGATCCAGGAACGTGCCACAGGTGACCCGGCTATTATAGTAGACCTTTTGTTAGCTATGGATACGCTAATTCATTCGATGTTGAACACTGAAATATTGTATACCAATCCGATCACTAAGGTTGAAGTTATCCTTAAGTATTACTCGGGTATACTGAGTGGGTGGCAATGGACAGCCTTTCTCGATACTTTAGCCAATATAGCTCAAAAGAATTTAGCAAAGCGGCATTTATTAGAAGACGGGATTTCAATTACTTTTTTGAGTTTTAATGCCCAAGGTGATGATCAGTTTACAAGGTTTGAATGGTTATACGAAGGCATACTATATTGGCTTACCTTAACTTCAGCTGGTTATGACATTCATCCATCAAAAAACTTCTTTTCTACAAAACATAATGAATACCTGCGCAAATATAGTACTGATCTCGGTATTAATGGTTACCCTGCGCGAATGATTAATAAACTGATGTGGTTATATCCCGGTAAGCAAGAAGTTGTAAATACACAATCACTTTTAAATAATATATATTCCAGGTGGGATAAGCTTCGTGAGCGATGTTTTTCCACTTGGTCAATATTCAAGAAATTTTTATTCATGGATTACCGTGGCGCAAAACTAAATAAAGAAGTAGTTTTGCGTTTCTTAGGCGCTCATAAAGTGAATGGAGGCAAGCAGGTATCATTTGTGCCATCCAATAATTTCATTTTGAATACAATTCCTGGTACATGGCAGTATCATATCGACATACATGGCAAGGGTTATCAACAGTTCCAAGAAATATTTGGTGTAGGCCAAATCAGAGAAATGGACGACTGGTTTCTCCAAGCTATTCAAATGCCGGATGTGATTGACCACACCGAGATTAAACCAAAGCCAAGCTTAGATATTATAGAGGGAACAGAAGTAGTTCCAATAGAATTTGCTCTTACTAACGATTTAGAACCAATATCAAAACCGCAAATAATACCTGGCTGGCAATATAATGAGATATTTTCGAACTCAAATGATATAATGACCAAACTTTTTCCGACAATTGAATCATTTGTTCAACACACAAATGCGCCAAAAAGTTGGGTATATGATTTTGTTTTAGGCAAGTTGAAGGTAGTTACACCTAATGTAACTAACTTTTCAGAAGAAGGGGTATCTTTGGCTTTTAAAGAGTATGAAAATAGTATATTTAGTGCAATGTATCAAAAGCGCCCGGCTCAAGATAAGTGGAAACGTTTACAAGCAGGTTTAGCACAATCACTGCCAATGTTAATAGCGAAGGATAAAAGGTATCCACCATATTTTTATGTATAAATGTATTTTAATTATTAATTAACTGTAATATAAATAAAGGCGCCTAAGAGCACAGGCGCGATATTAAGTATGCGACAAAAATACCAATTTGAAACGTTTCAAAGGACTTTAATTGCGAGAGAGGTACTGGAGAAATGGATGGAGAG